GATCTTGATATGTTCAACAAGATTACTGGTGGGGGACTTTCTAATAAGACTCTCAATGTTGCACTTGCAGGCACAGGTGTTGGTAAGTCTCTCTTTATGTGTCACATGGCAGCAGGCAATATCGCAGCAGGTAAGAATGCTTTGTACATCACACTTGAGATGTCTGAAGAAAGAATTGCAGAAAGAATAGACGCTAACTTAATGAATCTTCCTATTGGGCAGTTGAAAGATTTATCTAAAACAATGTTTGATGACAGGATTAGTAAACTAAATGAAAAAATTCAAGGTAGGCTCATTGTTAAAGAATATCCGACAGCATCGGCACATGCAGGCCATTTCAAAGCGCTTCTCAATGAGCTTAAGCTTAAGAGAAATTTTCGGCCTGACATTATATTCATTGATTATCTCAACATTTGTTCTAGCAGCCGCTTTCGTGCTGGTTCCTCTGCAAATTCTTACACTATTATTAAGTCCATTGCAGAAGAACTTCGAGGACTAGCAGTAGAGTTTGATGTTCCTATTGTTACAGCTACACAAACTACTCGTGGCGGTTACAATAACTCAGATGTAGAACTGACAGATACTTCAGAATCGTTTGGTCTTCCTGCTACTGCTGACTTGATGATAGCTCTTATCAGTACAGAAGAGCTAGAGCAGCTAGGACAGATTATGGTAAAGCAGTTGAAGAATCGATACGCTGATCCTACATCAAACAAGCGATTTATGATTGGTGTTGACCGAGCAAGAATGAAACTCTATGACCTAGAAGATTCACAAGCAGGACTTACTGACTCTGGTGCATCCAAGTACGATGAAACTCCTGTATTTGATAGGAAAAACATCAAGACTGATTATGATGGTATAAAATTCTAATGATTATAAATAGTGAGAAAGGGAGATCTCACTATGTCCGAAGAAAAGAAAGAATTTCACCCTGCCGACACAAATGGTGATGGCAAGGTAAGTGAAAAAGAACAAGCAATGTATATGGAGTTCAGACGAAAAGAACTTGAAGACCAAGATGCAATGCGTGATGCCCAACGAAAGATGGCGTGGTTTGCTCTCGGTGGCATGTTGTTATACCCATTCGCAGTTGTTGTTGCTTCACTAGCAGGACTAGATCAAGCACAATCAACACTAGGCGACATGGCTCCTACTTACTTTGTTGCTGTTGCTGGTATCGTTGCAGCATTCTTTGGGGCACAAGCATTTAGTAAGAAATAATTATGATTAGGACTTTATATTATGTGGAACAACATTTACACCAGAGAAGCACAACACGATAGATTTCCGATGTACAAAAGTATTGTCGGCGATACTGAAAACAAAGTTGTGATGGACTTCGGCGGAAACTCAGGAAACTTGCTACATTTCTCTGAGGGCCAAATCAAAGAAGAAAACTTTGTCTGTGTAGACACTGCACTCAATGCGTTAGAGTTTGGCAAAGCTGAATATCCTAACGCAGAGTGGGTTCACTATAACAGATACGGTTGGTGTTACAACCAAAGCGGCGAAAAAGACGGACCCTTCCCAGAAATCTCTAAAAAGATAGACCACATCTTTTCCTACAGTGTGCTTAGCCACACAGGCTTTACTGAAATCGTAGAAACTCTTCGTTGGATGAAGTCCTTGAATCCTGAAACAATTGCCGTCAGTGTACTCCTCACAGAGAACAAGCTAATAGCTGATTGGTTCTGGAGAATGCGAGTCCAAGAGTACGGCAGTTGCATAGACTTTCGGCGAGATCTAAAAGAGTGTCAAAGTACATTCTCGGTTATGGATAATAATCTCATAGTAACTGCTACTCCTACTCTAGCAAAGATAGATCACCGACATCTAATCACATTCTACGATAAGGACTGGCTAATAGCGGAACTCGCAAAAGAGGGATTTGACGTAGAACTAGTCCAACCGCCCTTCTGCTATCAAACCTTCTTAGTATTGAAGTAATAACACTAAGCATATCATCGTTACACACAGGCGCTTAGCAAGCGTCTGCTGTGATTTCTAAGTCATTGATTTCATTGGATTTTTAGTTCTTGACAATAGACCCTTTCCTTGCTATAATATAGGCTTCTAAGTTATTGATTCTATTGGGCGAAAAACCCGAAAATAAATGAAAATAATGCTTGACATTTACCCCAATAGGTGCTATAATGTAAGCATAGAATGAAAAAACAAGCTGTGAGGGCTATATTATGAACAATACTTGGAACCGAGACGATCTTACTGGTTATATCTCAGACAGATTCAAGGAACTGAATGGCATTCGTCCTCGTTTTAATTGGGACGAGTGGAGCACGGAAGAGCTTGAGGCAGAGTGTGATCGCCTCAGCGCCGAGATCGAGTACGAGATCCATCGTGATCGCCTCGAAATGGAGGCGGCTCTTGGCACCATGCTGGAGTATGCTCCAGACTTCGAAACTGCCCAACGATGGGCACAGGAGGTAGCGTAATGAATTACTCTAAGTATCCATGTCAGGTCGAGTTGGTCAAGTATCATCTAGATGGCATGAAAGCAGGTATGCACACCAAAGAGAACATGGGCTTTATGACTTGGAACGATGCCTGCACATGGGCAGGATCTGTAACTGAAAGCCATAAAGTTGGGTATGTTGTTCTGGAGATGCGCAATCTCCAAACAAATGAGTTAGAAAAGTTTTAATTAATGCTTGACATTGTATGCCTTAGTGTGTATAATGTCAGCATGTTTAAAGAATTTGAGAGTGATCTCAAATAGCGACCGCAAAGTCGTTTAATTTTAATGTAAATGTAAAGGTGATTTAATTATGGCTACAACTACTACAACTAAAACTGCTAAGGCAGCAACTGTAAAAAACCAGAATGAGAAGATTCTTGCTTTCCTTCGCTCAGGTAAATCTTTGACCGCAGCACAAGCAGCTTCTATGTTTGGTGTTAAGACTGTTAGCGCACGAGTCGCTGAACTCCGTGCAGCAGGACAGCCTATCTACACTAACGTATCTAAGTCTGGCCAAACATCATATCGTCTAGGTCGTCCTAGCAGCGCTATGATTGCAGCAGCTTATGCAGCAGCTGGATCGAAAGTATTCAGCTAGTAGTAATGTCCTGGGCATGATGCGAAACTGCCCATCTAAATTCATTAGGAGGTAATATGGCAAATCATGTTGATAACTTTATAACCGTAGTCGGTAACGAGGCAGCAACTGCCGAGTTTGAGAGTATTTTTTCTTCTATATTCAGTGGAGATAAAGGCTTAAGAGACGCAGAGTTTCTACCAAGAGACGAAGACGGACAAGTTGATATAAACAGCATAGGCGCTAAATGGGCGTATGTTGAAGATGCAAGCGAAGAATATGCATCGGTGACCTCAGCATGGAGTGCCGTACTTCCTTTTATTGAGCTTCTTGGTGACCATCTCACGGGCTTTGATTCCGATGTGAAGGTTACTTGCAAGTACGCCGACGAAGGTTGGGGATTTGTAGGAGCAGCAGTGTATCACGATTCGTTCCTTGCTTCCGATGAAGAGTATTACGAAGACTTGGTCGAGGTTCGTTTAGCATCTCTTGCTTCTAATGGTGAAGAAGTACTTAAAGATTCTGAAGACGAAGAATATGATCCGTGGGAAGACGATGGTTGGTACGACTGGATTGATACTCGCCAAGAAAGAATACTAGATGACCTCCTAGAATCTTGTAATTCAGGTGACGATCTCGTGGAGCCATGTGACGATGTGGCACAATAACGTCTTAGATGATTTTTTAAAGGACTGGCTTGATATGACTGATGATGATGTGAAACGTAAGATTGCAAAGGTTGTAATTGCTAAACGCAAAACAATTGACCCTAGCTTCAAGTCTTATTGGGATACAACAGCTAAAAATCTGGCGACTAAATACAATGTGAGTCTAACAGAAATTGAGAAGTCCCCGGAGTATTATGCAAATGTTAAAGTTAGTAGCATCCACTAAGATTTATAAAAATATTGGAAGTATGGAAATTCCAATGTGGCGATGTGTAGATGGTAATGAATATATCATCGAACGATTTAAGAAAGAACCTAAATGGAAAGATGTTGGAGTAGCAGTAAATAAATTTCAACATGTTCTCGAAGGCAAGTTAGAAGTAGATGTCAAAGAAATTTATGCTGGGTTTGAATTGTACGAAAATAATTCTCTAACTCACGGAGAAAATTTTCAGCTACAAAATGGCGGAACAATTGACTTTCCAGCAGAAGATGCTACCAAAATAGATGTAACGGAAGCAATGGATGGCATCAAAGGACTGTAGGTTCACAATAGGATACACTTATTATAATGAACCTGAACTACTTCGACAACAACTGAATCTTTGGAAGCATTATCCACATCAAGTTGAAATAATACTTGTGGATGATGGTTCTGAAGAATTTCCTGCATACGATATTGTCAAAGACTTCGATTATCCCAACTTTCAACTGTGGCGTGTAGACGAAGACCTGGGTTTCAACAGTCATGGTTGTCGTAATCTCATAGCAGAACTTGCTGACTGTGAGATGATTTTATTCTCAGACATAGATTGTCATTTCTCTCCTGAGACTATTGCTTTTTTAAAGCGAGTAACTTTCAATCCTGAAAAGTTATATAAATTCGCTTTCTACTCCTCTGCAGCTTTTACCTATACTCCTTGGCCAGGTCATCCTAATGTATTTGTCGTGAGTAAAGACAAGTTCTGGGAAGCAGGCGGATATGATGAGTCCTTTACTGGCTGGCATCACGGTGATCGTGAATTTATAGATAGGTTAGAAGTCATCACTGAACCATCAAAAATGCAAGAACATTTAGGCTTCACTGTAGTGCGAGGCGCTAGAAAATGTGAAATAGATGCTTCTGTGGATAAAACAACTTATGATGATATACGCATGACTATAAAAATACCAAACGCAATGCCGCCCGAATCACAATTGATTGGTACAGTAACAGAAAAAATAAACTTTCAGTTTTCCAGATTATTATAAATACAAGTATGATGAAATTTACAAAATTTTTAGCTGAAGAAGCGTCTGATGACAAACTCAAGCACCTTGAACATGTGGAAGATCATGCTATTCATGGTGGTTCAGAAGGCTTTGCACACGCTTTCCAAACACTAAACGGCGTGCATGACCAGTTGAGAGGAGTCAAAAACAACACAAAGATTACTATGAAGTATGATGGTAGCCCTTC